TTCCACTTGTAACCTCCGACGTATAACTACGCCATGAATCGGACTCGCTTCACTCGCCGTTTATGGCAAGGTTACTCTCCTTGAAAGTGTTGTCTTTTTTTCTTTTCAGCAAGCGCAACATCAAGCTCTTTCAACATCATTGCGTACACACAGATATCATCCAAGCTATCTTCATGTCCACCTTTTTCAAAGTTGGCAGCATAACGGCAAATTTTTGATATCATCGTTTGGAATATTGCATATCTATTGTGATCACATATTCCATCCAGCTGTATGCCAAGAGGAAACAGCTTGTCCATTAGATTTCCTTGCAACTTATATGTATCACCGTACAAAGCATTTCTCTGGCGATATAATTCTGCTTTGTTATTCAACTCAGTAGGGACAAAATCATTCATGTGACCTCCAGAAACGACTGTACCCACCGAAGTGGGCACAGTGTTATTTCAAAACGATATTACTTGGAAGCAACATCGTTAACCAGCTGACGGATTGCTTGATAGTGGCTGAATTGACGAACGTCATTTTCAGAAGCACCATTAGCAGTGTCCAGACTGAAAGCATCAGCTTCAGCTTCGGTCATCGCAGGATTTGCACGCAGAGCTGCGTAGAACTTGAATCGGAAGCCAGACTGACGAGTACCTTCACTCTTGGCTTTCTTAGGCAGTTCAACGCCGTTCGCTTTTGCATAGCCACGCAGCATAGCACCAGCAGAACGCTCAGTAGAACCTTTCACTTGTTCCAGGATTTCAGATACGCAGGAAGCAAACACTTCTTCGTCAACCAATAATCCAGCATCACCAACAATACCAGCTACAGCAGCATCACGATCAGCTTTGCTAATAGCCAAGCCAGCATCAATCATGAACTTGTTGTACAAACGAGTCACATTTTTGAAAGTGGCACCACCAGCAATCATGGCCAGTTTAATATCATCTTCAGACTTGCCAGCTTGCAGCGCATCTTCAAAACAACCTTGAATCGCAATTTCTTGCTCATTCAATTCATCAGCTTCCACTTCCATCAATTGTTCATCAGTCATAAAATGCTCCAAAAAGTAAAGTTTAATTTCAGCCGCTAGGATTATCCTTCGACTGTCACACATTATAGCGTATAAAAAAAGAAAGTCTATAAGGGGAAATACTTAGTCCCGAAAATAGCTTTCCTCAACGACACCATAACCTCCTTTCTTCACAACCCTAATTTTAATTGCACACTTAAGGTTGTCTTTTTGTTCCATGAATTCATCAACAGTGTGACACTTTGATCCTCCACGGAACTTTATCCAATGATCAGCTTTTGTTTTTGCATAACCAGTATGCTCAATACAAAGCCACTCACTGAATGTCTTGGAGCCACACAAGTATGTAACTTTAACAAGTGATGGATTCCCAATCTTTTTAACTGCAGAATAGTGTACAGATTGTACATTATAAAATGCTTCATTCTTTTCACCAAGATCAATAATTTTATTATCATCCGGCGTTGCTGTGATCAATGTTTTGAATACAAATTCATGAGAACAGTCTGGGCAAATTCTAACACTTGGATATACCATTGTTGAACAGCCTGGACACTCCTTCATTGCAGGTTCACCACCTTTTGCTCCTTTGCCTTTTTCCTTTATTGTTATGTTATTGACTGGGCCAAGGCGAGCAACATTACCAGCAAAATCCAATATAAGACAATCTTTTTTGCCCTCTGAAATTCGCAATCCTCGTCCAACAGTCTGAACATGTAATACCGGAGATTGCGTTGGTCGTAGCAAAGCAATAAGATCAATGGAGGGATCATCAAAGCCTGTAGTGAGAACATTAACATTGACGATAGCTCTGTATTTTCCAGACTTATATTCACGAATAACTCTTTCACGATTGTCTCCCATCTTAGAGTGAACAACATTTGCAGGAATGCCACGGCGCAGCAATGCTTCAGTTATGTGCTCAGCATGGCTTATATCTATTGCAAAGATCAGCCACTTCTTACGGTCTGCCCCTCTCTTTATGAGCTCATCAACCGCCTTAATTGTTATTGCAGATTTATCAAATTTCTTTGACATATCTTTCTCAGAAAAGTCACCAGCTAATATCTTCAGATCATCTGTATCAAGCTTGACTTCTGTTCCTTTCATGGTAAGTCGGCAAAGATAGCCATCTTCAACTAGCTTAACAAATTCATGCGCTGATGTGAGATCATAGGCAAGCTCAGTAAACTGTTTGCCTTGCCCATATATGAAACCATCACCAAGCCGGAAAGGTGTTGCAGTAAATCCTATGCGCTGAGCTTTTACTATTTCAAAAAATGATGCATACATAGTGCCTTCATTTTTAGATATTGAATGTGCTTCATCAATTATTATATGGGTGCAGCTTACAAATTGAGCAGCCAATCTATGTACTGATTGAATTCCACCAACCATAATATCAGATAGCCTGCGAATGCCAATGCCAGCGGAGAACATCCCAATAGGTCTATCAAGATACTTCTCCATTGTTGCGTGATCTTGAATAAGAATCTCTTGAGTGTGAGACAGAACAATTATTTTTGCATCAGGATTATACTCTTTGATTGCGCGACATAAGTCTGCAATCATAACTGATTTGCCTCCACCTGTTGGCACAGCAACGCAAGGGTGCCTATGCGGATACTTCAAATATGGAACCAGTTTTGCAGTTCCTGTGGTTTGATAATCACGGAGCTTCATTGAACAGCTTTCCACACATGTGATTATCGCAGCCAGCTTTCTGCTCTTCAAGATTCAATGGCAGATCACCTATTTCAGTACGTCCATATGTACACACCCACTTATTTCCATTGCTAGGCTCTACCCAGTGACATGTTCTGCAATTCTGTGAAGGCGCAGCTCTTCCAAAGCACACTTTTATATGATCACAGAACTTGCATTCAAACCAGCTTTCAGTATTATTTCCAATTCTAGGCAATAGCACATCTGATGCAATTACATCAACTGCTTTTCGTTTAAGTTTCTCAAAGTGCTTAGGATCAAATTCTATTACTTCAAAGTATAGATCAGAATCATTTTTGTTGCATGCTGCATAAAGCCCGCGCTCAAATCCACCATATCCCATGTACATAGTCATTTGATCATAGTGAGTTGGCTTAGATTTTTTAACACCAGATTTCTGTAATAGCTTGAAGCTCTTGTCATTGTGAGTCTTGACTTCAAGTAAATATCTTATTTCATTATACATGAATTCGCCATCTGAATGACCGAACCACATTTCATTTTCATCTACGTATGATGCTTGACTATCATAAACATGTATGCCAGCATCTTTGAGAATCTCAAAAAGAACAGCTTCAAATGCATGCCCAACATTAAAAAGGCGCATTATTCTTTGTGAAAGCTGTCCTTCTCCAGATGCCATGTACATATTGTACTGGAGCTTGCGAGCACATGGATCACCTATTGATGACATGCCGTTGTACCCACGATCATGGTTGATAACCAAGCCGGAAGTTTCCATTGTTAGCTTTTCAACTATATTCATGCACACCTCTTGAATTAAGCCATCCTTGGCTCTCTGAATCCAGTATTACTCTGCGGCTTTGTAATTTTTGATCACATCTTTCGCAGGATAGTTTGATGAAGCAGCTTGAGTCTTAACCATGATCTGAATATCTTGATCGTGCAATTCAGTCGTGTCTTCAAACTCTTCAATGCCAAGAGCATCGCAGATTTTCTTGAGAGCTTGCTCAGCAATCTTCACCGTGGTTGGATTTTTGTTGATTATGTTTAAGTTTTCAAACACCATACGTTTAATGTGATCACCTTCAACAATTTTGAAGTGAAGAGAAATATACTTGCCGTCTTTAGCAGCAGTATCTTTAACTTCAGACTTTACAATCTGAGCTGTATACCAGCCTTCCGGCAGGGTGTCTGGCTCATCTTCTACATTGCTTGTGTTGAACACTTTTGGTAACATAGCCATATTTAAGTTCCTCTAATTTTGCTGATGATTGCGGTTAAGTTTGGAGCTTCTTCTTTTTCAAGAGAGCCACTCCTATCCTTGCAAAACCTCTGCCTGTCAGCTTTGGTCTGTAAGAATGTTGTGCCGTCCTTCCTCTGTTGCATGCAGAATATCTCATCAAACATATAAGGAACTTGGTCACCTATCATCTTGCCTGGTGCCATTGGGACGTAAAACAGAATTCCACCATCATCATCTTCTATGATGCGCATCTTAAAGTTGAATACAACATTTACATCTGGAAGATCACGAAAATCCCTGATCTTATCCAGCATATATTCTCCCATCTTCATGTATGCCTGACGTGCATCCTTCTCACCTGGCTTCATTGTGAAGAGTATTGTTTCAGCAATCTCAGAAGCTGAATCAATACAGATTGTTTCATACTTACACTCAGGAGACTTTACAAATTTATATGCATCATCAAAGTCCTTTTGATTTTTGATTGCAATATAATCTGTATCACTATCTTTGAGAGACAGCAAGCCGGATTCTGCTGAAATTATGAGAGGGTTTGGTGCAGTTGCAGATAGGCGCGTCTTGCCTATCCCTGCTCCACCATATACAGCAAGTTTTATTCCCCTGCCTGTGACAGAAATATCATTGGTTTTGCGTATCTCGATAGCCATTAGTCTTTCACCTTCAGCGTTGGAGCAGCCTCAGTTACTGTAACCATGCTATTGAGCAACTCAGAATCAATTTCTTTGAACTTAGCATTGTTCAATGAGTACTTGATATTGATGCAATCAAGCTCGCTATCATTCATCTTGCTGGCATTCTGCACATACATTTCTTCATCCAACTTATAGTTCAAGCTGAAAGTTGCTTTGAGGTCAAAGCCTTGTACATGAAAGGACTTGGTGCCATGCCCTTTTTCAACTTCCTGAAGTGCAGCACAGATTTCTTTGCGCAGCTCCATTTCTTCTTCTTTAACTGCTTTCAAAGTTGCTTGCGCATCTATCCAGCGTTGAATTGTTTCTTCTTCAATTAGATCATTGAGGTCAACCATGTTATGCTCCTAGATCATTAATGAGTTTGTAGTACCAGTCTATTGCTCCTTGTCTTGCATCATTGTAGGAAGTTCCTTCACCTACATATTTTCTGCCCTCAAAATTGCACTCACACACCCATATATTACTTCGGTCATCATAATATGTGTGCATAAAATCCTCGCTTGGCCAGTAATTATATCGGGAAAATCCTATCTTGTCTATAGGTACTTATACTTAGTCTATTCTCCCATTAATTGGAATAATTGGGCCAGCTTCATAGATTCTAATGTGGCAGCTTCCATTATCAACGATAGCACCGCGATATATTTGCAATTGATCTATCTGACTATCATCTTCCCACACTCCGGCTTTGGTTAGTGCATCCAATAGTGCCTTCATATGGTTATCAAGATCACGCTTACGCTTATCAGGAGCAAATAGTACAACTTCCATCATAATTCTGAAATCTGCACCAAGTGCTAGATCAGGAGCCTGCTGTATTATAGCAGCTTGCAAATCTTCCCTAAAGTTCTTGCCTTTAGGTGATATGTGCACATGCGTCTTGGTCTTTACATAATAACTGTTGACTGTTGGTGGCCATGGCAGGATCAATTCAATCATAGTGTTTCAAACTCCTTTAAGAATTTAATGCAAGTTACTTTTCTACATGAATCTGTTGATGTGACAGGGTGAGGCTTTGAACAATATCTATTTGCAATTAGATACTCTAGCAGTTTTTGTGCTCCATCACGTGATCCTCCACGCTTATCACCAAGCTGCTTAACTGCCTTTATATTCAATACAATTTCTTTGAATATTGATACTGGCATGCATCCTTGTCTAGCAAATGCTGGTGGCACAGCACGCTTGCTTTTATCTGAGCCTGCCATTGCTAGTGCTTTGTTGATGCTTATCTTTGCTCTCTTGGCTACATCATGAATATCACCTTCAATATATTCTTGCCTAAAGAATCTGTCTATTGATGCATATTCTGCCTCAACAATATTGTTTGCCCACATCAATTCACGATTGTGGATTATGTTATCACCAGCTTCATTATTAAATACAGCAGCAATAGCAGCATACTTCAAAGTCCTTAATGTATTTCTTGTAGCCATAAGCATCTTTGTATCATGCTCTTCATTCATTACTTGGCGCCAGCGTGTATTGATATCTTCAATAAGATTCTTGTCTTCAATCTCCATATCTATTACATCAGGAGTTGGCTTTGCTTGCTCACGAGCACATACATTAGCCAATATTGATAGCTTCTCAAACACATCATCTGGTATTACTGGCTTAGTAAAATGGAAGTTAGTATCAGGAATGAAGTCAGTTTCTCTGTATATGCCAACACGAGGCAACTCGCCGGAAGTCATTGCTTTTTCACTACTGAAAATGGTCATGAAAGATTCAGCTGTAGACTCCATTACAAAAGACATAGCTGCGGAGTTCAGAGCTTGAATGCTGCCATCCTTAGATGAATAACCTTCACCGCCCATCACTTCATTACGACCTGATGCAGAGTATAAGCCAAGTTGATACCTGGTACAACCAGCACCATCACCAGCATCAGATGATTTTATAAGGCCGCACTCAGTTTGTACAGATACACAAGATCGTGAATCTTTAAGTGCATTATACATAGCAACTGGGCCAGTAAACCTTGCTGGAGCAAGAAAGGATGAGCTAGAGCCATTCTCATTTAAAGCATAAAGCGTTTGAGTTATGAATTTTCGGATGCTATCCTTGCCCCTCCCTGTCCTAGCAATAACCAAAAGCTCAACATTCAAACCAGTACCTGATACATTAAACTTTCTACCACAGATACCGGCTAGTAAACCTATTGTAGAAGCAAAGGCAAACACTTCTGATGGCAGATGTTGGAAAGCTAAAGATGTATCAAATAGCTTCCCAAGCAGTGCAGGAGGCCGCACAATTTGAGTCATGGCTTCAGATATTGGCACATGCTCCAAGTCTGTTGGAACATACACTTCATCTTCTTCTTCGATACTTGTTTTTTCTTTCCGGCTGATTGCGCCATCCACTAGCCCAGGAATTGCATCATACCTCTCCTTCCATCTAGCATCTTGAGTCTTAGCTGACATCATTACTGCTTGTAGATTTGCTATACATGCTGTTCTCTTAATCCCATCTGATATCATCTGAAAAGATAGTAGCATCAACGGCTCATGATAAGTCTCTGAGTTACGTATCTTTGCATACATATCATTGAGATTCCAATTGCCTTCTTCAGCAATGTCCTTTACTTCTTTGACTTCCTCAACAGTCATCTGTCGATCCCGTCGGAAGATGCCTCCATCGGTGTATTTGGCAAAGTAGAACAACCCATCATCAGGATCATCACGAGTAGGATAGAACCATGGTTGAGACCATGTATTCATCTCTTTTACATACAACAGTGGGAAGTCATTTATGTGAAGAAAGCCAACTACATTAGCAGCTATTTGTTTAAGTTCAGGTTTTGTATGCTCACTAATCTCAAGGACACATCTGAACTTATTCTTTTCAGCTGAGTGAGAGTGAGTGGTATAGATGAAGTGGTTAATCTTATTTTCAGTGAGGATAGAGTGTAGCAATCGGGGATCAGGTGCACCAGATTCAGGCGCGCCTTTTGTGCCATCACCATCAATAATAAAGATATTAGATTTGGCTAAGTTTACATCAACTCTATAGATTGGCTCAAGACTACCACGGACAAAATATCTTTCATGCTTGCCTCCCTTTGCAGGAGTAGAAAAGTGATCAGCGAGTTCAGAAAAAGTTTCAAAGTTTAAGTTGCGTCCATTGCGTACGTTCATTTGATTGCCGCTGAATCTACAGATACTATACATCAATTTCTCCGTTAGTGAGATTACAGATTTCTTTGTTATAACCCTAAATATAAAGCGTTTTCAGCCCTTATTATAACACCCTATACATAGGTATAGGGTGCTACTATAAACGCTCTTGTGAGTCTATCCAAAACGGCTGGCAAGCATATACTATCGCGGGTCAGCCGTATATAGGGACATACCGAAGCACAGTTTGCAATAACTATTAGTCAGAGTGCATAGAGTAAAATATGACAAGATACTGTCACAAACAATGCAGCAGGACAAAACAGTATAGCAAAAAAGTGTAATATCCAGAACATTACTTGCCATCCTTTTTAACTTCACTTCTTATTTC